TGGAGAACAACTGATTGTAGATGGATCCGAGAGAGATTTATTTGTTTCTAGTTATGATGGATCTATTCTTAAAATATCTGGATCTTATGAGTTGTCTGTTGGGGATGTTATTGTTGGCAAATATTCTTCAACCGTTGCGTCAATAATTGGAATCGACATTAATGAAGGTACTTTTAATGTCGATTATTCAATACCAAAAAATATTGGTTGGATAGACGAAATTGGTAAATTAAATTTGGATAATCAAGTTATTCCAGACAATGACTATTATCAAAATCTTTCATATTCTGTTCAAAGTACTAAAGAGTATGTGGAAGTAGAGAAAAATATAAAACCATTATTACATACTAGTGGATTGAAAGATTTTGCTGATACTGAAATAGAACAATCAACCGCGTCTCAAAATCTTTTGGGAATTGACCAATCAAACGTTATAGTAGATTATATAGATGACCTTAGAGTAGACACTATCTATAATTTTGATAATGTAATAGATTCTGATATTGATCCTATAACTGGAAATTCTAGATATATCAAACTAGAAACCATAAGACTTACGGATTATGTTGATAATATTGGAAATCGTGTTCTTGCAATAGATGATATTAGTAATAAATTTTCTAACTTCGAAGATGAACCTAGCGAATTTTTAAATGTTTTATTGTTAGATCCTTCAATTTCATATGAAAATCTTTTAGTTAGAATAACAAATCTTGATGGTAGTCAAATTCAATTTACAGAGATTGTTTTGTTGAATGATAATAATGATTATTACTTAGTGGAAAAAGGTAACATTTCTAATGTTGGATCATCCGAATTCCATATTTTAGGGGAAAACTATGGCGAATTTGTCATTGTAGAAGATGAATTTAATAATAGATATTTAAGATTTGTTCCAGAAAACCCATATGATATTGACTATGATCTAAAACTTGTAAGAAATACTTTTAGATCTTCCGCAGTAGGTTTTGGAACAACTGCAGTAGGTTTTGTAGATTTAGTAAGTTCTGCTGGCATTATTACTTCTGGAGAAACGTCTACTGTTGTAAACCTAGATTCAAATTCAAACTCTTTGTATGCCAATGTTCAAGTAATTGATAATTCAACAAACCAAATGAACTTTGTTGAATTATATGTAACTTCTGATGGATCTAACACATACTTATCTGAATATTATTTTGATACAGAATCCAATACCTCAGAATTATCTAATAATTTTATAGGATCTTTTGGTGCTGATCTTTCTCCTGGCGGAATTTTATCGTTAAATTATACAAATACCTCTTCTAGTAATAATACTTTTAGAGCAAAGACCGTTGGATTTGGAACAACAACTTTAGGAACTGGTTTTTATAGATTTAAAACGGATAGTCAACCAGTTGGTTATGAGAGATCTATTTTATATCGTTCTGACTTTACTGTTGGAACAGGAAATACAAACATTGTATCAATAGACAAAGGTCTTTTTAATTCACTTAAATCTTTAGTAGAAGTTAGCATTGGATCTACCAAAGCCATTCACCAAATAATGCTCATACAAGACGGAACTGACGTTTATGTTCAGCAATCACCTCTTCTTAGCGTAAGCGGTATTGGAACCTTTGACGCAGCTTCTGGAATAGGAACTTTTGGTGGAGATAATAGTGGATCAGATTTAGAATTGAACTTCTATCCAGATGCAGAATATTCATCAGAAACTATTACTCTTTCAGCATTTAGTCAGTGTTTTTATACCATTTTGGATAGGGACAATGATCCGCCATTATTAGAATATGGAAATATTGAAGAATCTATAGATATACAATTCTATAATTCAATAAATGGAAGTAGAATTAATAGATCTAACTTTAATTTAACATCTGATGGAGTTCCCATTTTTGTTAAAACATTTAACCCAACAGATCAGAATATTCTCAATCCATCAACAGGAGAGTTTAGTATACAAAATCACTTCTTTAAAGATGGAGAAGAACTAATTTATACACCAAAATCAACAGTTGCTGGAATAGCAGGAACTGCTATGGTATATACTGATGGCGTTACTAGCGGTACACTTCCTTCTACAGTTTTTGCAATTGTTAATGATCTTGATTATGATAAATTCCAAATATCTACAAGTATTTCTGGAACAGCAGTAACATTTACAAATCTTGGTGGCGGCAATGCACATCAATTTGAAATGAAGAAGAAAAATGAAAAAGCAATTATTACCCTTGATGATCTTGTTCAAAGTCCAATAACTCTTACGAATGTATCACATACTTTATCTGAAAATATTTCCGATACAGATGAATTATTTGTTTTAAGTGGAATATCATCAATAATTCCTTCAGATATCCTGAAGATAGATGATGAATATTTTAAAGTTGTTAATGTTGGATTAGGAACTACAACCTCCGGACCAATTACAAATAATGGATCGTTTAATTTAGTCAGTACAAAGAGAGGATTTGTTGGAACTAGTGCATCTTCTCACACCTCATCTACCGTGGTAGACATTTATAGAGGTTCATATAATATTGTAGAAAATGAGCTACACTTCGTAGATCCACCAAGGGGAAATCCCCAAATTGAAAGAACAATTTATAATATAGATTACGAAACTTCAGATTTTAATGGAAGAGTATTCTTGAGATCTGTTTATACAACAAATAAAATATATGATGATTTGTCAGATCAGTTTAATGGAATTGGAAGAACATTTACAATGAAAGTTGGTGGTGCTGATACCACAGGTATTGGAACCATTGGTGGAAGTGGAATTGTCCTTGTAAATGGAATTTTCCAACAACCATCAACAGATAATAATCCAAATGGAAACTTTGATATTTTAGAAGATACTGTTGCTGGAATAACAACACTTGTATTCTCTGGTATAACAAGACCAGATACAGATCCTTTGGAGTATATTATTTCAGACTATGATGTAAATCAAAATGAAACTCCAAGAGGTGGAATTATTGTTTCATATGGTTCTACACCTGGACTTGGTTTTGCTCCTCTTGTAGGGGCATCTGTTACCGCTATAGTCGGTGCTGGAGGATCTATTGCAAGTATTACAACAGGATTAGTTGGTGGTACTTATGGATATGGATATAACGGTCTCACTTCAATTGGAGTTACTGTTTATGATTCCAATCATGGTGGAGATCCTGCAAGTATTACTGCAGTTGTTGGTGCTGGAGGTTCACTTTCCTTTAACATTGGTGCTGGTGGAACAGGTTATACTAATCCACAAATATTTGTTTCACCACCTTCTTATGAAAATCTTTCTGTAATAGGTGTTTCTAGACTTGGTATTGGTGCAACAACACAAACTGGAATTGGACTATCTATTAGTTTGAGTGTTGGACCTGTAGGTGCCACTGGAATAGGATCAACATACTATGGAGTAACTGATTTTGAATTTACTAAGAGAGGGTATGCTTTCCAAAGAGGAGATGTATTTAAACCTGTTGGTTTAGTTACTGATTATAGATTATCATCCCCAATTGAAGAATTTGAACTACTTGTATTGGAAACATATCGTGATAAATTTGCTTCTTGGGAATTTGGACAGTTAGATTTTATCGATTCGGTTAAAAGGTATCAAAATGGATCTAGAAAAATCTTCCCATTATATTACAATGGCGATCTTCTCAGTTTTGAGACTAGAAAAGGATCAAGAATTAAACTCGCAAATTGTTTGCTGATATTCATCAATGGTATCCTCCAGAAACCAGGATTCTCTTATAATTTTGGTGGAGGAACGTCATTTAGTTTTACAACTGCACCAAAACCAGATGATAATATTTCAATATATTTTTACGAAGGAACTGATGTTGACATTAAAAAAGTAACTAACATTAATGAAACTATAAAGGTAGGCGATGTTGTTCAGATACCTAAATCCAATAAATATCCCAATATTTTAGCACAAAACAAGAGAACCGTTACAGATTTATCATTCTCTGATAAATTTGAAACAAATTTATATTCTGGTCCCGGCATCACTGAAGATTATTATAGACCATTGAACTGGACAAAGCAAAAAGTTGATAAAAATATAAATGGACAAATAATTTCTAAAGCTAGAGATTCTATTGAAGCATTAGTATTCCCAGTAGCAAATATAATTAGTGGCGTATCAACAACTGATACTGAAATATTTGTTGATAGTACTGAACTATTTAAATATGACGATCCTGCTCCTCCAGCAACTAGAGACGCTTTTGATTGTTTAATAGTCAGTGGAATATCAACTGCCGCAATATCAACAATGACTGGCAATGATTCAATTGAACTTGTAAAGAATTTTACAACGATTCAAGGAGAATCTGGATCTATCATTGGAATCGCATCAACATCTATTCCAAATCTTGCTATAGAATTTTCATTATTCATAGATGATGGAGACTTTTTAATTGGTACTGATCTTCAAGTAGGATATCCAATTTATATTTTTGATACTACTGTTGGAAATGGGGTCACTTCTATAAATTCATCCGATACGGAAACCATCGGAATCGGTACAAATTATCTTGACAATGTTTATATTATTGATCAGTTTGATACCGCTACGGGAATTGTGACTTGTAGAGTACATTCTACTTCTAATTTGATTGGAATTTCAACACAAGGGTCTATATACACTCCTGTTGGACACTTCTCTTGGGGACGACTGTCAAATACTTCTGGATTACAAAGATCTTCTAACCCAATTTCTATAGGTGTAACGGGAAATATTGTTTCTGGCCTCTCCACATATCCAATAATTCAAAGAAGAACTGTTGGTATAAGAGACACTGGTGCTCTTCCTAGGTTATAGTTCCCCAAAGTATTATAAATATCTAAAAAAACTATATTAATATGGCCGCTGTAGTAACAGATCAATTTAGAATATTGAATGCAGATAATTTTATAACTTCTGTATTGGATGATAATAATTCATATTATATTTTTTTAGGACTGGCAAATCCAAAGAATCCATATCCAGGATTTGGTAGAGATTCTAACTGGGATGAATCACCTCCATCTCCTACCGATAATACGCAGTATCTCAATCATTATAGAGATACTGCATTATTTGGTAAAAGAATTACCAGCGAAAATATTAGAAGAGTGATAAGAAAGGTCCAGTGGACTTCCGACACAAACTATGATATGTATAGGCACGATTATAGTGCCTTGAATCCAACTCCAAATTCTGGAACAACTACATTATATAACTCAGATTATTATGTAATTACCAGTGATTTTAGAGTTTATATTTGTTTATATAATGGATCTTCAGGAGTTAAAGTAGAAGGAAAGTCATCTTTATATGAACCATATGGAACTGATATTGAACCATTAATATTAGATGATGGTTATGTCTGGAAGTACTTATTTTCAATATCTCCAAATGATGTAATTAAATTTGATTCTACAGAATATATTGTTCTTCCTAATAATTGGTCAAAAATAGTTGATGAGGATTCTGATGAATATCAGGTTAGAGATGCTGGTGATAACAATGATCAAATTAAAACCGTATACATTAAACATGGTGGTTCTGGTTATAGTTCTGGAACATATGATATTTTAGGTGATGGTACTGGCGGTACTGTTAAAATAAAAGCAGATAAAGATGGAATTATTACTGAAGCAACAGTAGTAACTGGTGGCAGTGATTACACTTGGGGAATTGTTGATCTTGGAAGAGTAGGTACTGTAAGCGATCCAGCAACACTAATCCCAATCATTCCTCCATCAAGGGGTCACGGATACGACATTTATACAGAATTGGGTGCCGATAGAGTTTTAATCTATGCAAGATTTGACGATTCTACAAAAGATTTCCCTGTTGATACAAAGTTTGCACAAGTTGGAATTGTAAAAAATGTATCGGAGTATTCTGATGTTGGAATTGGGACCATTTATAAAGGATCAACTTATTCTTCATTATATTCTTTAAAATTGTCTGGAGATTTTCCGACATTAGTTACTCCACAAGTTGGGGATGAAGTTACTCAAGACTTAAAAATTGATGGAGTTGATTATAAGGCAAAAGGTTATGTAGCCTCTTGGGATAAAGATACAAAAGTTTTGAAATATTAT